TACCTCTGGTGGCAAAGGAGCAACAGAGTTTTGCTGCTGTGTCTCTCTTACTACGCCCATCATCTCTGGGGCAACAGTGTTTAACATTGCCTCTGTTAACTCTGGGCTAATCGATCCCTTTTCAGAAAGCATACGAATAGCAAGTTCATTTGGTGTTGGTGCATCCATAGATGAGAATCCATGTGCACGGCGCCATGAGTCGTAAGAGATAGCGCCTCTATCAAATCCTGAATCAGCATCGGCTGCTTTATCGTTTCTAGTAGCAACTGCTGATGGGTCATACCAAACAACAATTCTATCTACCTCTGTTGGGCTAAAGCCTTGCGCATTAAGGTATGGACGCAGATAAACAACAGTCAAAGCATCAGCGATAAGTAGCATCAATGGTTCGATGTGTGCCTTGTAGAGTGACTCATCAATTTGAAGTGCATTTGAGTACTTAACATTTGCTAATCCTGTAACTACATCTTTAGGAACATCTAGTCCTTGTAGAATTCTTTCTAGTACTCTGTCAGCGCGAGAAGCAAGTGCTGGGTCAAATGAGCGCTCGAACTTAAACTGCTTAATCTTGTCGCCAAGTTCTGCAGGACCACGAATGATAAGAGGAACAACAGCGGATGCAGACTCTTCGTCACGAATCGGAGTTGTCATAGCATCGATAAGTTGCTCTTCAAACTCATCTTCTGCTTCTTCTGCAGTAAAGCCTGGATTGGCTTCGGTATCTGTGTCATATGGATAATCTGGGTCGCCACCTGCTGCAACTGCCAAACCATCTGGTAAATAAAGTGCGCCAGCGTTGAGGCGAGAGCGTGCTGTTGCACGGAATGTTCTGTTGAGTAGAAGTAGTTCGGCGCAAAGGTCTAGCAAACCACGAAGTGATGAATCTGCTTCATCTGAGTAACGAGGGTGTGAGCGCCAGATACGACCTACGAATGCATTCTTAGAAAGCTTGTTGTTGGATGCCATAGATCCACCAATGCTTTGTTCTCTACGACCAACAACATTAAATCCACCACGAGTGTCAGTCATTATCTCATCTACAGATTTAATATCCCAAGACTCTGGAATTCCTGAACCGACACGTTCTGGCATTTGAACTAAGTAACATTCACCAGCAACTGAAATGTTGAGTGCAGCGTCGCGAAGAAGTCCTGCTTGTCCGCCATATGCAGAATCTAAACGAGCCAATGCCCGCTCAGCCGCTGCAGCTAAACGTGGGTCAATAGTGTTAGATAGTGCTACTGGTGCTGGAGCCTCTGCGGCATTATCAACAGCAGCAGCGTAGATACGAATGCGAGAAACTACAGAGGCAACTAGATTAAATGCGTATTTGATTTCTCCAATAGCATCGTAGTATTCCCATGCTTCAGATTGCCATGCACTAGAGCCAGCAGAGCGACGTTGTTTGAATTGCTCGAACTCGCCTTTATCATTAATTTTAATTTGTACTGCAGCAGCAGTTAAAGTTCTAGGTGTTGAGTAGGAAACTGATTGGGCGTTAGTGGAAAGGAATATTGAACTAGGGCCTGTAATTTTTGGCTTAGCGTTTCTAATTACTTGAGTAGAACGAGTAGTAGACTTTTTTCTTTGTCTAGTCTTTTTTGGTGCAGCCTGAGGCGCGACAATAGGGGTAGGCTCTATCGGCTCTTGGTGTTTAAAAACACTCACCCTTTTAACTCCTCGTCTCTATGGCGGAGTAGAGGACTAATCATTTTTCCTCATACGCAGCCAGCAAACCAGCAATGGCAGAGATTGCTAAAACAATCGCTACTGGATGTACTACATTAGGGATAATCATACGTGATATTTCAAGTAGTGATGCGACCCATATCGATGTGCACCACATACAGGTAAAGAGATAGCCAAACTTTGACCTCTCTGGAGGAAACCTTTTCCAGATTGCATTTCTTGGTCTAGAGAAAATCTCGTCTTTTACTATAAGCCTTGCTAGCCTATAAGTGGCAAGACCAGCGACTGATAGTTCAAAAAAACTATCCATCTATTCTTCCCCTCCAACGGTAATGATTGAGCCATAGGGGTTCCAAGACCTCAAGCGGGAACCACAACCGCAGTTGTCATCCTTACTAAATGCAATAAGTTTTCCCGACTCAGTGGTTACTCTGTGAATCCTATCTATCTTGCTATGAGAAATATATGTCTCATTAAAGACCACATTGGCCCCTGTAGGAGTATCTACAGCAATTAAAAGTTTATTATTTAAAAGGATTGCTCTACATCTATCTACGTGCCTAGTGCCTGCAGGAGATGCTCCCTTAGGTAAAAGTTCGTTTATATCTTCTAGAGAGCCTGGTAGGGCTAGAGCAACCATTGCTGGAAATACGTCTGCCACTACGTTCACACGACCCCCTTGTACTCGGAAGGTATGTAAAAATCTTCCCAGCCTAGAAATGATTTAGCAATTGTTAGAGGAACTAGAAGAGGTTTTTCTCTAGAAGTACCTTCGGGGGTCAACCATACATCCATATCTTCTTTTTTCAGTGCTATAGGAAAGGATGCCCAGGTTTTATTTTTCTTAAGAAGTTCTATAGGAAAGGCAATTGGGTGAGGAGATTCCTTAGAAGTAATTGTTTCTAAACGTCGAGCATTTGGTCTAGCGCCCTGCTTCTGGGGGTTTAGCCATATGGCAACAACTAAGTCTTTTTCTAGGTATGTCCCAGAGGAGTTCTTATATGTCTTAGCCATTACTTATCCTTCTAGCCATTGCTCTGTAAGTAACTCCAGCAGCCTCTGCGATAGCAGCCGTTGAGACCCCTCGACTATGCAGACTCTTTGCGATTTCGGTTAGTTCACTGTTTGCTAGGGCTAGTTCGCTATTTGGTGCGCTCTTTGCTCTATAGCGTCTAGAAAGGCTTGAGAGGTGTTTTAAGCGAGGTTTTAGCTCTGGGGGCACACCTAGGGATATAGAACGTAGCCTAGGAGTATCAGAAAGGGGGGACAGAACGGTTAGAGACTTGGCTGGAGTTTCTGGAATAGGCTTTATTTGCTCCTGCTGAGCAGCATTTTTAACCCAGAAATGGATAGTTGATTTTGGCTTAGGCGGAGTAAAGGACTCAGCGATAATCCCGAGTGACCAGCCTGCTTCCCAGAGGCAGCGTAGGCGGGCAGTAAATGCCTCTTGAGAAAGAGATAGCAGAAACTTAATCTCTTCCTTGGGTAGTTTTGGTTTGTTCTTCACTCTTGTATTTTACATCGTTTTGAGATGTCGTACAGGAAGAGGGGATTGATTCTTGGACGAAAAGGAAGAAAACATGAAGGTTTCCATTATTTGCTTTTGGCCTGCGAGAAGGCTCTGTATGGTTTTGGACATTTTCTAAATCGTTTCCGGAAAGTTTTTTAATAAAGTTGAGTCGAGGTGGCTCAAGTTTACTTTCTTACTTATATTGTTACTATCTGACTCTCTTACTTGGCTGGCTAGTGTCTGATTAGTCGAGGGTCAAGTAGTTGTTGATAGTTGATGCCCTCTGAGGCTCTGACTAAGTTACTCATGAGTAGCCTCTTATAAATGTGTTGTCTAAATCACAGACACGCTGAGAGTTATATACTTGACAATCCTAAAGTATTAGCGTAGTCTTATCTCATAAGCACAAGGGGTGCTTAAAAAGGGGGAAGAAATATGAGCGAAAGAGAGCACATATTGCGAAGGTTGGAAATAGAAATACAACTAACAAGACCTGCTAAAGACGAATACGACAGATTTGGAAATCTTTCTAGGCAAGAAAAGATACTTGACAGGATTGAGTATCACACAAACTTTCTGGTGACGGAGAACGACAAGGGTAGAAGCAGATATCACACAATAAAACTAGAAGTCTTAAAAGAGATGCTAGAAGAAGGTCACGGTAAATGTCGGGCAACAGAATTAAAGCCTCGTAAAATTAGTGGAGTATTTACTAGAGGCTAACTCTTACCTAATTAACCGCAAGAACTAGCCCCCCGCAAGGGGGGCTTTCTTGTTTTAATAGGCTATTGAAACCTTTGTGTCCGCAAACAACTTCTTTACTGTAAGCTCGTTAATACCTTCATCACCGCAGAACTCTAACAACGCCTTATGGGTGTTTTCTTTGTACCAACCTCGTTTATCCATGTCGGCATCTACATACCCTTTAGCAACTAGCCGCTCTTGAACTAAAGCAACTGACCTGGAGTTTCGTTCATTGCTGCTAAGAACTAGCTTAGACAACACAACAACTTCTCCATCTTGGTAAGCTGCAGCTTCTGCCGCATCTGATTTTTTACTTTTTGCTGCTTCAGCTGCAGGAGCTTCAGCTACAGCTGCTGGTTCTGCTGGAGTATCAACAACTTCAGCAACTTGCTCGAGCTCTGGTTCTAGCTCTGGTTCTGCTGGAGTATCAACAACTTCAACAACCGCAGGGGCTTCAGGCTCAGACGGCATTTCCCACCTAG